TCGGAACATCTACATTATCCATTATTACCATAAATGCATTTAAACCTTGTTGTGATTTTACTTGTTGCAAATATGGATTAACAATTGATATAAATCGTTCTCTGGTTACTGAATCGTTTTGATCAAATACTATATATTTAGATACACTTGTAATATATTTTTTAACTGTTATTAATAATCGTCTTACGTTAACTCTAGTTAATGCATTATTAGGACCTGCTTGAGAATCTTGAAGTGTTTTTTGTCCCCATATACAAACCCCATCGTTAGGGAAATTTGCTATAGGATTAATTCTTACATTATATAAATCATCGCGATTTTGTTGTGTAAGCGTAGTACTAGTTCCTGCTGCTTGTAATCCTCCCCGATTTAAACCAGCTGGTGCATACCATGGAGCTGCAATTGCATCGTTAAATGAAATTGCGCCGGCTACACCTATAGACGGAGGAACAAATTCTAATCTATTACTCTGATTGGCAATTTGAATCCATGGCCAATATACTGCAGTATAATTATTATTATAATTTTTATCATTCATATGATTAATAGCTGCAGCCACAGTAGTTTGTGTTTTTCCTTCTCCGTTATCGCCGTCTATATGAATATCCATTACATAAAATACATCTTGCCTAGTTTGTGCCATATTCATGGCCGAGAATGTTACATTAGAATGATAATAATCAATAATACCAGGTGTATATAACATATTAATATCATAAAAATCTAGATCAGATAATGTGTTTATAGCTTTGGTATATGTATTAGTTCCAGTTGATGTTGCTGTACTACAATCAAAACCAAATGTGTTAGTTGTTGTAATATATTGTCCGTAATATTTCTTTAAATTTGGTTTTGCTCCATCATATCCTTCTTGGAATGGTATTATAAATCTTCTAGTAGAAAGTTTAACCTTATTTGAAAATATTGATCCTGTTAATGCATTTTCTAATGATCCGGTGTATTTACCTGCTATGGTTGGGAAATTTGCTGAAATAGATTGTTCAACATCTCCTAAATAAAAATCAGCATTACTACCAGTGCTTTCACCTGTCGATGGAATTGGAGCTAAATAATTTAAGTTATTAACTTTTGTATAATCAAATCCATGATATATTCGACCTGAATATCCAGATGACCCATTTTGTGTAGTTATATTTGTAACTGGTGCCAAGTTTACTGTAGTAGTACCAGTACCATGTGGTGAAGTTACATCTTGAATTGGAGATTTTAATGCTTTATACCCAAATGGTATTTTTGATATGAATGTACTTAATCCATTTTTGATACCTTCTGCAACTTCTATACGAATATATTGTGAATTATTTTTATCGGTACCGTTTGTCTGTATATTTTCATTAGTATCAAATTCTATATATTGAGTACCAATTCGTTTTTCAATATAATCAGGAGAATTTGGATTAAAAGTTACATTTCTAAATGTTTCTATTATTTCTGGATCTTCATCAGTATCATCGGAATTAAATGGTGTAGTTTTAAAATATGATGATTTAACTTTTCGTACAACTACGGTAAATGTACCATAATTTAATGGATCTGATGTTTCTGATCCTTGTCTTATATCTCTAATTCCTATTTTAGTTTCATAATTAACAGCTGTTCCATGTGATAATGTATGAAATCTAAATAAATTATCTACTCCTCCACTTGAATCTTTTTGTGAAGTAATCCAAGGCGTGCTAGCATATTTATAATCATCTGTATTTGTATATGATGCAGTAACCATTGACATACTTACTCCAGACATCTGATTAAATAATGTAGTAGCAGTTGGATGTTTACATAATTGATATATTGGATATTTATTGCTTTTTGGATCACTTCCAAAAACATTTTCTAAATCTTTAGAAGGAATTCCAGTATTAATAGTACCACTAATTGCTGTAAGTGATTTAAAATCACCAGAAAATCCTATTGCGTTATCAGAGGCTGCAGTATATCCTGGCTCTGAGCCGTGGCCGTCTAATGTTAACGCAAAACTTCCACTTCCTGCATCTTGTATTGACGAAGATGCCCATAAATTAGCTTCATTAGTAACAGGACGCGTTGGGTGAAATACATGCGTTACATATTCCACAGAGCCAGATTTGGCTACTAAATGAATCAATCCACCACCAGATAAAGTATATCCATCTTCATATAATAAACGTGTTACCGTTATATTGTCGCCATTGGATAAATGTCTACGAACTAATTCTGGGACATAGCTATCTTTAAGATCTCCACTTCCAAATATTCTTTTATATTCAGCAATTGATGATATTTTTGTTGGTACTAATGCTGGGCCTTTCTCTGTAGGTCCTATAACTGCAGGTCCAGGAACTTGTGGAATAGCTCCTAAATTTCGTGTGTTGTCTATTTCTCTAGTAAATACTCCTGGCGAGTTTAATGACATTTTTTACTCCTATATATTTCTTTATTTATAAATATAATGTAACTAGTTCAAAAATTACATTGATGTAAATGTTCCATCATTTATATTAATTTGCCCATCGCCATATTTTTCTTTTAGCTTAGACAGTAATTCTTGTTCTTGTTTTCTTAAATTTTCAAATTCATTTAAATAATGCAATTTTTCTTGTTTTAAAATATGTTGTTCTGTAGTAATATTTCCTAATGCATTATAATTTTTTGCAAAGTTTTCTTGAATATTTTGTATTAAATTTAAATCTTCTTTATCTAATTTTTTAGTCATATTCCGTATTATTTATTTTAATAATAAAAAATTAAATATAAATATCCAAGATTTTATTGAGATATATTTCCACCTAATTCATTTGTAATATTAGTGCTAGGTGCATTATTTGATGATCCATTGGTTATTTCTACTTTCCATATAACTTTTTTAACAGAATGTCGCTTTTTTATAGTTTCTTTATTTACTTCATGTTGTGATAATAATGTTCCTTTAACAGTTAACGGAATTGTTGCTCTAACTAACCGATCTTCTCCTATAGTATTAACAGTTTCAAAACTAACAGAGCCTAATATAGATTCAAATTGGTTCCGGCCTTCTCCCCACGAATATCGATTATGAGGTAATAATTGATCTATTAAATCATTTAATTGTGTAGTAAAATCACACCATATTAACATTTCATATTCTACATCAACATATTTTGGAATATCAACAATATATATTTTATTAGATTTAACTGGTTGATTAAATGGATTAGGAAATAATGTATCTTGATATCGATTACGTTTATTATAGTTACCTTTATATATAAAATAATTTGAATCTGGAGTGTTATTTACATCTAATCCTTTATGAGATTCTCGCTCTACTGCAGAATTTCTTTTTAACATAATAAGTGGAGATTGAAGTTTTCCTTTTTCGTCTCTAGTATATCCTAATCTTTGTACATTATCCCACTTTTCTCCATTTGAAAATATCACCGGGACAATAGAAATATTTTTGTTAACTGTTACTTGAGGCCGGATTTTGTGTTCGATATACCATTTTATTGCATAATCAATATCATATAACGTACGTTGTGGAGTTCGTATTACATCATCATCACGCCTTCCGTGGTCTTTGCGATCATGGATTGGATCATTTCTATATCCTTCTGTTCGAATTGGATTAGGTTTATTTGTTTTTCTATCGATATTTTTACGATTCATCCGTGCCATTAAAATCCTTTATATGATGGTGATTTTGTATTGCCTCCGAATCGTAGATCTTTAATTGCTTGCGGTGTTTGTCTAGTTACATGAGCATTACATACAACAGAAACACTATATCCATGTTCAGATCCGTTTGGCCAAGTGTCTGGATTTTTACCGGTGAAATATTGATTTGCGTCTACATTATCTAATTCATAATATTCATTATCCCAAGATACTATATCTCCTACTTCTGGATAAAAATCAGCTTTTTCTAATAAATCTCTAGATATTGAAAATGTAGCTGTTCTTGTATAACTATATCCATAATCATCCATTCCAGCAGTTTTATCCTCTTTTGTAACTACACATGGAATTAATATAGAATCATAATATGACTTATTTTCCGATTCTCCATATATATTCGCATTACTTTGTTCTATTATAAGTTTATAAAATTCAATTTCAGTATCAATTATAGAATTAATCAGTTCGGAATTTATGGCAGCTACAAATCTTGCGTCTCGTTTACCTCCAAACAGTGCCATATTTTATCCTTATCCAACATATAAACGAAGTGGAATTTTAGCCATCATTTCATTTATTTGTGTTGCTTCTGTATTTTGTCTAGTTAACATTTGTTCTTTTGTCATTTTCTCTAAAAATTCTCGTAATTGAGTTATTAATGCGTCTTTTTCACTTTGTCCTTGTGATACTAAGTCGCTGCCATTAAGTGTTACTTCTCCATTTGGAATGGGTACTGATGAATATTTACTACGAATATATCCTAGCATTTCTTTTGCAATAGCAGATCCATATCTAATAATCCATGCCCTACCCATATCGTTAATTGTACTATATTTTTGATATGTATATGGTATATTTGACGCGTCTGATATAGCTCCTTTTGTTAATGCTGTGTTGCCGAATAAAACTGCGTCATTAGCTTTATCTTCTTCAAGCATAAATTCAAACCATACATTTTTAAAAAATGGTTCCATATTAGATCCAGAAGTAGTAGGAACTGGATACAATCGTATATCATCTCCATGTATATCAAATGTATAATGTGATTTTCTTATTCTATCATTAAATTCTATAGTTTGTATTCTTAATAAGTCTGCGTGTAATGGCATTAACATAAAATTAACAGATGGTGAAAACCCACCGAAATCAAATGCATCTAATAATTGTTGTGAACCTAAACCAGTTCCAACAAATGGATCAAAATATCTTATAATAGCTGGGGGCGCATTATGTAATACGCGCCTAACTTCTATTCCGTTAGAAGTTGATAATGTAGTTCCTAATGCAGTTTCAGCTGCAGCTTTTAAATTATATGTTTGTTGTCCAGGTTTAACATCAATCGATGCAGAATACCATTTTGTATATCCACCTGAATCAGCTTCAGTACCATATGCTTTTGATAATTTTGTTATATATCCAAACGAATTTCCAACAACAGCTCCAGTAAACCCAGAATTATCCATAAAACTAGATCCAGTTTGGATTCCAATAGTATTTACTAAATTATTAACAATATTAACTTGGTTAACCTGATTAGAATATTCAATTACAGCTGCTTCGAATGCAGTATAAAAATTTACATCTTCTAATTCGACATCCATAACTGGATATCCAACATGTTGTGCTGCGAATTTAGCAAATTTATCTGCGTGTTCTTGAAATACGGTATCATTATCAAAAAAGCCAAATGGAGTCTGTCCAACAGAAAATGATGAACTTCCGGGCCATATTGGTTTATTTTCGCTGTAATCCATAGATATACCTTATTTTAATATAAATATCAAGTATGTTAGAATAATTTGGTAAGAGTGCTTTCTAAAAGAGTCATGTCTTTTAGAGTTTCAATTTTTCCTATGCATAATTTACGTACAGCAAAAAATGATTGTCGAGCAGGATATTGTGTCATAAGTTTTATTGTTACTAATTCGTGTTCTTTGCCTAAATCTTTTTCTATATGAACCATTAATACTAATCGTATTGCTCGAATTCGGTCTAATACATCTACTAATCTGCCAGTATATCGTATACGAACTTGCATTGAATATTTACTTCTTGAAACTGCCATAATACTATTTATATATAAATATATTTAATTAAAATTTGTCTAAAAATAAATCATTTTTATTACGATTCTCTTTTCTTAAAGATTTTTTCTAATCCTGATATACCGAAACTCCCTAAAGTAATTATTACAAAAGAATTATAAATAAATTCATTAATAACTAAATCTTTACCGGTATATCCTGTTATTATATCTACTATTATCACAATAACCATTACGGCAAATGAAAAGAATCCTATTACAGATTTTTCATTGACATCATTTTTGTCTTTAAATATATTTCGAAATGACATTTGATATTCCTTTTTTTTTATATAAATATCAAAATAAATCAGTAAAAAAAGGGTGAATTAAAAAATCCACCCTAATATTATTATTATATTAAAAATTAAATACTATAGAGTATTCAATCCTTTAACATATACTTTACCATAAAATTCTGGTCTAACAACTTTCTTAGCATATCTAGTCATAACACCCTTTCTTGGAGTGAAGTTAATTGGATCGTATACTAATGGAGTCATTATTAATGGAACATATGGAGAATAAACTGCTCCACACTCAAGGAATTGACTTCCTCTAAAGCCCATCAATATGACGTTCTCTTTCATGTATGGATTTTTATATACAGTGTATCTATTATTAATTGCACCAATTTTCTGAACGCCGGCTGCGAATTCTAATTTAGTTCCATCTGTGTCTGCTGCAAATCCTGGAATAGATTCTAGGATAGTTGCTACTGACGGAGATGTTACTAAGAAATTTGCACCACCACGTAAAGTTTTTTGGTGAATTTTATTTGATACCTTTTGCAGTTTAGTACCTAATGTTTGGAACCATCCACCTTGAGTATTATAATATCCACCTGTTGTCGCAGTTGTTTGATCAAATACACTAGTAGCTGTATTATAAACTTCATTGTTCACTGCTGACCAATACTCAGTAGTAGGTGCCGAAGAAATCAACATATCAAGAATTTCTAAATCAATTTCCATTGATACATATTCAGATAACATCGAAGTTAATTCTGCTTCAGCGTCAATTGAATGATAAGCATTAAGATCTTGAGCGAACTCAGGCGTCCATACTGCTTTCAATTTACGTGTTTTAGCAACAATTGCTTCCGATTGCATTTCTAAATTCAATTCTGGAATGTCGATATCTGTACCATCATTAACACCAGCTGCTCCAGATCCTGAAGTAGCTCCTTTGAATGCATCCGTCTCTTCAAAGTCACCTCTAGTTACATCAGTTGGTTGTTTGTGATATTTTACTGTCCATGTCGCGGATGGAGATCCTGCGATAGAAGAAGAGAATGTACCAGATTGTTTAATTACGAAGTCAATTTCGTAAGGGTTAGTTCCACCAAGTTTTGTATATGCTGGATATAATGTATCAACATATGATGATGAACTAGGTACAAATGCTCTAACACCTTTTGGATCATAACCTGATAATGATGCAGTTGGTACGTGTAGAATTTTGAAATTAGTTTTAAAATTAGCTAAATCTGTTAAGTCACTATCAAAGTTAACTGATGCTGACGTAATAGATGATGTAGTAGCAGTTGCATTAGATACAGTTACATCATTAACTGAATATCCAAATCTACCTGCTCCATAAAGACCACCTGATGGATCGCTACTTGTATTAGTAACACCAAACATTGAATCTGCTGATTCAGAAGATCCAAATGGATGATCATCAGTTGATA